AATTTATGTCAACAAGAGATGAATTGGCAGGTGTATTAGCTGAAACACTAAATAAACAATTCAAAGATATGAAAGTAGCATATTTTTTGGATGGTACAGATATAACACCTACTGATATAAAAGATTTCGTATCTACCGGTTCTACTATATTAGATTTAGCAATATCAAATAAACCTAACGGTGGAATAGCTGTAGGTAGAATTACAGAAATCAACGGATTAGAGTCAAGTGGTAAATCACTACTTGGAGCTCATATCTTAGCTGAAACTCAAAGACGAGGTGGAGTAGCTGTATACATTGATACTGAAACTTCAGTAAGTCCAGAATTTCTTAAAGCGATAGGCGTTGAAGTAGATAGTATGTTATATTTACATTTGGAAACTGTTGAAGATATATTTGAAGCAGTTGAAGAAATTGTTGTAAAAGTTCGTGAATCAGATAAAGATAGGTTAGTAACCATTCTTGTAGATTCACTTGCTGCAGCAACTACTAAAGTTGAGTTAGAAGCCGATTTTGATAAAGATGGTTGGGCTACTGCTAAAGCAATTATTATATCAAAAGCGATGAGGAAGATTACTCAAATGATTGGTAGAGAAAAGATAGCTTTAGTATTTACCAATCAACTTAGACAAAAACTCGGTGTAATGTTTGGAGACCCTTGGACTACAAGTGGTGGAAAGGCATTACCATTTCATGCATCAACTCGTATTAGATTAAAGAATATCGGTCAAATTAAAGATGTTAAAAAGAATACTATTGGTATGAAAATGAAAGCTCAAGTCATTAAAAATAGACTTGGACCACCTATGAGACACGCAGATTTCGAATTATATTTTGAAACTGGTATTGATAATGAAGGTAGTTGGTTACAGGTATTAAAAGATCATAAACTTGTGAAACAGGGTGGAGCGTGGTATACAATGCTTAATCATAAAGGTGAAGAACTTAAATTTCAATCTAAAGATTGGTCAAAACAACTTACTGATATTGAATTTAAAGAATATTGTTATAATTTAATTTGTGATAAAATGATTTTAAAATATGATAAGAATTTCGGTATTGATGATGTAGTTGTGGAAGAGGAATTTAGTGAGTAATGCAAAGTATTTATCTATATTTGAGGAAATAAAGAAAAAAGGTGGCTCATTAGACGAAGGTGAACCTAACGATAAGGTACTTATAATAGATGGCTTAAATACTTTTATTAGAGTATTTAGTGTTATACCAACTACCAATGATGATGGTATTCATGTTGGTGGAATAGTCGGTTTTCTAAGAAGTATTGGTTACACCATAAATATGATTAGGCCTACTCGAACTATCATAGTATTTGATGGGAAGGGTGGGTCTACTCATCGTCGCAAATTATATCCAAAGTATAAAGATAAACGTAAAACAAAATATAGAGTAAATCGTTCATACGACTTCGCATCTCCTGAAGATGAGAAACAGAATATGATAATGCAGTTACAGAGAATAGTTGAGTATTTAGAGACACTACCTGTAACTGTTTTGTCCTATGATAATATTGAGGCTGATGATACGATAGGTTATCTTTGTAGACAAGTTCTTACTGAATCAGAAATTATATTTATGTCTACAGATAAAGATTTTCTTCAGTTGGCAAATGCTAGAATTAAAATATGGAGTCCGACTAAAAAGAAAATGTATGATGAGAAAGCTGTGTTAGATGAATATGGTATAACATCTCATAATCTTATTTGGTATAGAGTATTAGATGGTGATAAATCAGATAACATACCTGGTGTAAGAGGTTTAGGATTAAAAACTATACAAAAGAAATTACCGTTTTTGAGTGAAAATCGTATAGTTGAGATGGATGAAGTTATTACAGAATTACCAGAATCAAAAGATGTTATAGAATTAAATTATAAATTAATGCAATTATCAGATGTACATATAACTGGTTCAACTAAAACAAAAATAATTGAAAAAATGCGTGAACCTATCAATAGATTAATAAAGTTTAAATTTCAAAAAATGTTTTTAGAGGATAAGTTATTTACTGCACTACCTAATGTAATAAGTTGGTTAGCAAATACATTTAATCAATTGAATCATTATGCTGAGAAAACGCATGAGTAAAGAGTATAAGAAAGTATTACCATTAAAAGATAATGAAAAAGTTATAGATCAAATCGGTTGGTTACCTTTATCTGTTGTTGAACCTACAAGGAAGACTAAAAAAATATGGAAAAATGCTTATTTAAATGACGGATTAGATGAACAACGTAGGAGTGAAGAAGCAAAGTATTTAAGTGGATTGGGATTTAGTGAATTCCACGCGGGTCTAACAGAAGATATAATACATTACTGGTCAGTAGTTGATAGTGTAGTAGTTGATCCATTTGCAGGTAGGGCTACAAGAGCATTTGTAACTACTAAGTTAGGTAGAAAATATTATGGTTATGATATATCACCTAAGACAGTTGAAAGAGTTAAAAAACATTTAGACAGTTACAACATTGACACTACTATTTATTTAGAGAATGGTTGTGAAATGAAACATACTGCAAATGATTTTGCAGATTTAGTTATGACTTGTCCACCGTATCATCAATTAGAAAAATATGAATCTGTTGAAAATCAACTATCAGATATAAAAGATTATGAAGCGTTTTTAGGAATGTTAAAGGTATGCGCAGTAAATATAAAAAGAGTTTTAAAACCAGGTGGATTTTTAGTTTGGGTATGCGCAGATTGGAGAGATAGTAATGAGTTTCGTTCATTTCATACTGATTCAATTAGAATGTTTAAGAATGTAGGATTAAAGTATCACGATATAATAGTGATGAAAAATAAAAGTCCGTTTGCTAGTATGCAGATTGGTAAAGTAGCCGCAAATAGATATACAAGTAAAATTCATGAATATATTTTAGTGTTTAGAAAAGAGGGAGAATTGAAATATCCGTCAGAACATATAAGAAAACAAGTAAGTAAATGGTGGTAAAATGAGTGAAACATTAACACACTTCGGAACATCATTTCAATCTAAGATTATAGCATCGCTTTTATTAGATGTAAAATTTATTCAAACTATTAGTGATATATTAGATTCATCTATGTTTGATTCTGATTCTAATAAATGGTTAGTTAAAACAATTAGAGATTATTATTATGAATATAAAAAACAACCGACACTTGAAGTTTTAAAATTTAAAGTTGATGAAATAGAGAATGATATATTAAAAGTCGGAGTCGTAGATAAATTAAGAGAAGTTTGGAAAAATGTAGAGGCTACAGATTTAGAATTTGTTCAATCTGAAACATTAGATTTTTGTAAAAATCAAACATTAAAAAGTGCAATCTTAGAATCAGTTGATTTATTAGAAAATAAAAATTATGAAGGTATAAAAACTATTATTGATGAAGCGATGAAGGCTGGTACTACAAGAGATTTAGGACATGATTATATTACATCGTTAGAAGAGAGATTAACGAAGTCAGCGAGAGATACTATAAAAACACCCTGGGATGTTATTAATGAAATAATGGATGGTGGATTAGGTACTGGTGAATTAGGTGTTATAGTAGCACCAGCTGGTATAGGTAAATCTTGGACATTACAAGCTATAGGAGCTGGAGCGTTAAAGAATAAAAAATCTATTGTACATTATACATTAGAATTAAACGAGAATTATGTTGGTTTAAGATATGACTCTATTTTTAGTGGAGTAACAACTTCAAATGTTAAGTATTATAAAGAAGATGTTGAAAAAAAGATATCAACTCTTGGTGGTAAATTATTAATAAAATATTTTCCAACAAAGGCAGCTTCAGTTCAAACAATAGGATCTCATTTAAAACAAATAGAATTAAGTGGTAATAAACCAGATTTGGTTTTAGTTGATTATGCGGATATAGTAAAACCTACGGGACAATTTAGAGAAAAACGACATGCGATTGGTAATATATATGAAGATTTAAGAGGACTTGCAGGTGAAGTAGAAGTTCCAATATGGACAGCTTCACAAGCGAATCGTTCAGCGTTAGAAGAAGAAATTATTGGTGCAGATAAAGTTGCTGAAGATTATTCAAAGGTTATGACTTCAGATTTTGTTATGAGTATGAGTAGAAAAGTAGAAGATAAAATAGCTAATACTGGTAGATTCCATATAATTAAAAACAGATTTGGTATAGATGGAGTTACATATCCATCTACTATTAATACGAATATTGGTCAAGTTCAGATATATGAAGGTAGTAGTCAGTTTGGTAAAGAAGCACAAAGTAAAATGGATAACAAAGAAGAATTTTTAAGAAAAGAATTAGCTAACAAATATAAAGATATGGAAAATAAAGTAGAAGGATTTGAATAAATTGTGATTTTAGTTTTGTATATATTATATTTATGATTGTTACACGATTAAGATTACAACGTAGGAGTTAAATGAATGGTTAAATTTCAGTTATCAGAAAATTTTATAGATAAGTATAAAAGAAAAAGACCACCCTTCGGTTTCAATGGATTAGGTGAATTAGTTTATATGAGAACATATTCTCGTATTAAAAAAAATGGTAAAAATGAAAGATGGTGGGAAACTGTTCGTAGAGTTGTAGAAGGTACATATTCTATGCAGATGTACTGGATTGAATCTCATAAGTTAGGTTGGAATCCCTGGCAAGCACAGCGGTCAGCACAAGAAATGTATGACCGTATTTTTTATATGAAATTTTTACCACCAGGTCGAGGTCTTTGGGCTATGGGAACCGCTATTACAGAAGAAAAAGGGTTGTATGCGGCACTTAATAATTGTGCATTCGTATCTACTTCTACACTTAAAGAGGATTATGCAAAACCATTTTGTTTCCTTATGGATGCAAGTATGTTAGGTGTAGGTGTAGGTTTCGATACAAAAGGTGCTGGTGAAATTATTATTAAAGGTATCAATCGAGACAGAAAAGAAGAAATTTATATGATACCTGATACACGTGAGGGTTGGGTAGAATCATTAAGACTATTACTGGAAAGTTACTTTCATGGAATGCCATTAATAGAGTTCGACTATAATCAAATTAGAGACGCTGGTGAACCGATTAGGGGGTTTGGTGGAGTATCAAGTGGACACGAACCATTAAAAGAAATTCATGAAGAGATTAGAGAAGTTTTAGATAAAAATACAGGTGAACCGATTACTGTTACTACTATTGTTGATATTATGAATCTAATAGGAAAATGTGTAGTTGCAGGTAATGTTCGTAGAACTGCAGAAATTGTATTTGGTGATCCATATGATGAGGAATATTTAGATTTAAAAAACTATAAAGTAAATAAACATAGAGAAACATACGGCTGGACTTCTAACAATTCAATATACGCAGAACTTGGTATGGATTATACTGATGTATGTAAACGAATAAATGATAATGGAGAACCTGGATTTGCTTGGTTAGAAAATATGAGAAGTTATAGTAGATTAAAAAATGGTAAAGATGACAAAGACCATAGAGCGGCAGGTGGTAATCCTTGTCTTGAACAAACACTTGAATCATATGAGTTATGTTGTTTAGTAGAGACATTTCCTAACAATCACGAATCTTTAGATGATTATAAGAGGACATTAAAATATGCTTATCTCTACGCTAAGACTGTAACACTTGGTAAAACACATTGGCCTGATACTAATAGAGTTATGTTGAGAAATCGTAGAATTGGATGTAGTGTAAGTGGGGTAGCTCAATTTATTACGAAACATGGGATGGAAGACCTAAGAAAATGGTTAGAAAAGGGATATAAGACAATACAAAATTGGGATTGTGTATATTCAGATTGGTTAGCAGTACCTCGTTCAATTAAAACTACTTCAGTTAAGCCAAGTGGTACAGTTTCACTCTTAGTAGGAGCAACTCCTGGAATGCATTATCCTGAGAGTCGTTTTTACATACGTAGAATGAGATTATCAAAACATTCAGAGTTAATAGAACCATTAAAAAAGGCAAATTATACAATAGAACCAGCTTTTGGTTCTGAAGATTCTACAGTTGTGGTTGAAATTCCAGTTGATGTTGGTGAAGATATAAGAACAGCGGCCGAACTTTCGATTTGGGAACAATTCAGTTTAGCTGCATTCTTACAACGACATTGGGCAGATAATCAAGTTAGTTGTACTGCTACATTCGACCCTGAAACTGAATCGCACGAATTACCACACGTGTTAAACTATTTTCAATATAGATTAAAAGGTATTTCACTATTACCAAGACACCCATCAGGAGCATATAAACAAATGCCTTATGAAGCAATTGATGAAAAAAAATATAATACTGAAGTTGGTAGACTTAAATATTTAAGTTTTGTTGGTGTTGAAGGTGAAGAAGCAGAAGTAGATAAGTTTTGTAATAATGACGCGTGTGAATTACCTGGAGAACCCGTAAAAAACGCTTGACTTGTATAGGTTTTTATTCGTATATTTAGACTATAAAAATTAATGTAATTTTTGTGATAAAAAAATATCTACAAATAATATAAAATCACACGTTATAGCAAAACACAATAGAGGTGTATAATTTACCAGAATATATTTTACGATAGAAGATCAAATAAAATGCATATTTGGGACGATAAGTTTGGTTATAAAAACTTTCGTTATAAAAAATATGCCTACGTTAAAAATAAGATAGGTACTCATATATCACTATATGGTGATAAATTAAAAAGAATAGGTAAGTGGGATGCTGACCAACCAGAGTTATTTGAATCAGATGTGAATCCAGAGATTAGAGTATTAGTTGATAACTATACTGATTCAGATGATATATCTATAGGTCATAAAGTAATGATTTTTGATATTGAAGTTGAAGTTACAGATGGATTTCCAGATATAGAAAAGGCTGAAAACAAAATAACTTCAATAGCATTTAATGATTCAATAATAGGTAAATATTATTGTTATGTTCTTGATGAAGAGATGAAGTTAGATAAAGATTTCGATGAAGATGTTATAGTAAAAACATTTACAAGTGAGTTCGAATTATTACAACAGTTTTTTATAAAGTATAAAGAAATCCAACCTACAATTTTAACAGGATGGAATGTAGAATTTTTTGATATAAGTTATTTGTATAATAGAGCAGTTCAAATTGTAGGTCAAACAATATCTAATTTTTTATCACCGATTGGTATTGTTCAATGGAGTGATTTTGTTAAGAGATATAAAATTGCAGGTGTTAGTGTTTTAGATTATTTAGCTTTGTATAAAAGATTTACATTTAGTGAAAGACCATCGTATAGATTAGACGCGATAAGTGAATATGAGTTGGGAGAGAAAAAAGTTTCATATGAAGGTACACTAAATGATTTATATGATAATGATTTAAAAACATTTGTAGAGTATAATTTACAGGATGTAAAACTTGTTAAAAAACTTGATGATAAATTAGATTTTATAGGTATCGCTAGAGGATTAGCTCATTTAGGTCATATACCGTATGAAAATGTATTTATGTCATCACGTTATTTAGAAGGAGCTATTTTAGTTTATCTCAGAAAAAATAATATTGTTGCACCTAATAAACCTAAAAAAGAAGATACTAAAAAAATAGAAAAATTTGTTGGAGCATATGTTCAAGAACCACAACGAGGTAAACATGATTGGGTTTATGATTTAGATATTACTTCTATGTATCCGTCATGTATTATGTCATTGAACATATCACCGGAAACTAAACTTGGTAAAATTGAAGGATGGAATCCAGAAGAATTTTTAAAAAAAGATAATAAAAAAACTTATTCATTAACTCATAACAGTAAATTTTTAGGTAAATATACTGAAACAGAATTAAAGAATATGTTAGAGAATGAAAACATAGGTGTTGCAACAAACGGTGTAATGTACCGGACAGATAAAGATGGATTGTTAGCAGCATTGTTGAGAAAATGGTTTGATGAACGAGTTGAATACCGTAAATTATCTAAAAAGTTTTATGAACAAGGAGATAAAGAAAAATCAGAATATTTTGATAGAAGACAGTATTTACAGAAAGTGGTATTGAATAGTTTGTATGGTGTTTTAGGTTTACCAGTATTTAGATTTTATGATGTTGATAACGCTGAAGCGGTTACATATACAGGACAGTCTTTAATAAAATTTACTAAGAAGATTACAAACCACTATTATAATAAAGAACTCGGTGATACTACAGATCATTGTATTTATATTGATACTGATTCAGTTTTTTATTCAGCTACACCTTTAGTGAAGAAACGATTTCCTAAAATGATGGAAAGTGGTAAATTTAATGACGAGTTTATGATGAAACAAATACTTGATATAGCTGATGATGTTCAGAAGTATTTAAATAAAAGTTATGAATATTTTGCTAAGAAATTTTGTAATTTAGATAAACATAGGTTTGAAATTAAACAAGAAGTTATAGCGAAGAGTGGTTTATTCGTTACAAAGAAAAGATATGGATTAAAGATTATTAACGATACTGGTAGAAAAGTAAATAAATTAATGGTAAAAGGTTTAGATACAGTTCGTTCAAGTTTTCCTGTAGCTATGAGAGAGATGTTAAGTAAATTATTAGAAGATATTTTAATGGATGTACCAAAAGATAAGTTAGATAAGTTTATTATTAATTTTAAAAATAGTATGAAACTTATGGAGTTTGATAAGATAGCAATACCGACAAGTGTAAAGGGTATTCTTAAATATAGAAATAAAGAGGGTGATATATTTAAATCTCATCGGTTAGGAACACCAGTTCACGTAAAAAGTTCTTTATATTATAATGATTTTTTAAAATATAAAAAAATATCAAAGAGATATAAACCAATAGCTAATGGTGATAAAATTAAATGGGTTTATCTGAAACAAAATCCGTTGGGATTAGATACTATTGCTTATAAAGGATATGAAGATCCTATTGATATATTGAACTTTATACGTCAATATATAAATTATGATAAAATTTATAAACAAGCATTACACAAAAAAATTATGATGTTATATGGTAGTATGAATTGGGATGAACCAACAGATTCATCTAAAACAATAGAAAGATTTTTTTGATTTTCAATAAGTTAATCAATATATATGTATATATGGTTATAATTAACAGGAGAAGTTATGATAAATAAACAAAAGTTAGTACGTTTTATAAATAAGTACTATCTAAATGGCACAGTAGATTCAGTAGTATTCAATAGTAGTGCATCTACTCAACAATTAGGTACAAGATTTGTATCAGGTGATAAAAGTTTGTTGGGTGTAGTGAAAATGGATAGTTGGAATTATGAAGAAGCAGATATAGGTGTTTATGATACTGAACAATTATTAAGGTTGTTGTCTGTATTAGATGAGAACATTGAATTTTCTATAAATAAGGCAGGTGATAAGGCTATATCAATTAGATTATCAGATGCATATTCTTCTGTTAATTATATGTTAAGTGATACATCTATTATTAATGAACCACCTCAATTAAAAAATATACCTAATTTTGAACTGGGTATAAATGTAACTTCACAACTTATTAATAAGTTCATTCACGGTAAGTCAGCATTAGTTGAGACAGATACATTTACTGTAATTACAGATGAAACGTCAGCTAAATTAGTTATTGGTTATTCAGCTGTAAATACAAATAGAGTTGTTATTCCTGTAACAACTACAGAATTTGAAAAAATTGATAACATTTCTTTCAATGCCAATCTATTTAAAGAAGTACTGAGTGCGAATAAAGAATGTGAAAGCGCATTATTACAAATTGCAAGTGAAGGTTTGGCAAAGATTAGTTTTAAGATAGATAATTTTACATCTACTTATTGGTTAGTAGCAGCGAGTGAAGTTGATTAATGTCAAATACTTTATGGGTTGAAAAATATCGGCCTTCATCTATTGATACTTATATCGGGAACGAACACCTACTCGATAAAGTATCAGTTTACCTCGAGAGTGGAGACTTACCGCATCTTTTATTATATGGAAGAGCCGGTACAGGTAAGACCACTCTCGCCAAAATTCTTGTAAAGAATATCGAATGTGATTATCTTTATATAAATGCGAGTGATGAAAATAATGTAGATACAGTTAGAACTAAAGTAAAGAATTTTGCTTCAACAATAGGATTTAAAGATTATAAAATAATAATTCTTGATGAGTGTGATTATATTACTCCAAACGCACAGGCAGCACTTCGTAACCTTATGGAAAC